GTGGTGACACCCAAGGCCATACGCAAATCATAAAACCTGAAATATTGAGAACCAAGAGCACCGTAAGCAGAGTTAAGTGATACCTTTTTTGCTAGTTGTAGATTGTCATATCTGGCAATACGTTTTTCAATTTCATATTTTTTAGATTCATCTTTTTCATTTTCATATTCTTGTTTGGCCTGAAGCATTAACTTCTTAAACTTCTTACGGTCTTCATACATTTCTTCCATCATTCTAGGCAAGAAACCTTGAAAATCTGTTCTGAAGAATTGGCCATTAGGTGTCAACGTCACACCTTCAAGTTCGGATGTATCAATTGATTTAACCAACAATTTATCAACAGTAACACCAGAAGAAATAACTTTACGCATTGCTTCTGTATAGTTTTCTGGTTCAACCAGAGTTTCTGGACTGATATTGTATTGCATCATCAAATGTGGATACAAACTGTTCAAGTCAAAACTGGCCACAAAATCATGTAGACCAACTTGTACATCTTTAACATATGCACCTTCAAAAGCAGAATCTTTTTCTTGTGTAATTTTTGGCGGAACAATAATGTTTTGTTTGAGCAAATAGGAATACGTCATAGAATCCCACATACGAGTTTGTGCAAATACATCTTCGTAGTTTGATTTTGTATCATATGCCAAAGTCAAAGCCAACTCAATCAACTTCAACTTATCTTCTAAACGGAGAATCAAATCAACGTCTTTGATGTTGTATTCAATAAACTTTTGATAATTCAGTTTGTAAAGTTGGTGTAAGTTTTCATATTCGTCATAAGAAATTTTACCATCACCAAGTTCTACCTGTGCGATATTATCCAAACGATAGGACTCTTGTGACTTTCCGCCAGGAGCATACCATTTATATAGTTCAATATAATCAAGTGAAGCAACACCAACAATTTCATATGCAATCAGTTGACGGCCGTTGATGTTAGTTGTACGATTTTTGATGAAGTTCCAAGGAGATAATTTTTTTGTCTCATCTTCACCGAGAATTTTATTGAATCGGTTAATCAAATATGGAATATCAAAGAACTTGGTGTTCCATCCAGTGATAACATCAGGACATTTACGTGACCAGATTTCAATAAACTTTTTACATAGAGACCATTCATCACGGCATTTGATATACATTTCATCGCCTTGCACCTCATAATCACCGCAACCAAGAACAATTGGAGGACTACCAATATATGTGATAGCAATAGCTGTGATTGGTTCATTTGCATCATAAGGATCAGGAAAACCATTTTCAGATCCAACTTCAATATCGACTACTGCAATAAGAATCTTGTCTTGATCCCATTCAATAGAATCTGGATGTTGTTCTGAAATGTAAGCATATTCATATCTTGTTTGACCATAAATTTTAGAATTAGAAACATCTTTGAATTTATCCAAATAATCTTTGGCTTCATAAATGTTACCAAAGATTTTACGCATGAGTGGTTCACCATCAAGCGAACGATATTCAGTTTGTTTATTGGTTGGAATATACAATGATGGTGAGTACTCAATTTTTTGTTTGACTCTTTTTCCATCAATAACGCCACGATAGAGAATATTGCCAGCAATAGACTGGACACTAGTATAGAAGTTTGACATTAACCTGTAATTATTTGTTGTTGACCTGGAAGAATGATACCTGCACCAAAGATTTGGTCATAATTCTTAACGAAATCTTCTGCAGGCACATAAGAGTATACTACATTTTTCTTAGCGATGGCAATAGTAGAACCTGTTTTTTGTTCAGCGTGTAATGGAAATGGTGCAAAACCAACATTTGGTTGACCATCTTTACCCCGAACAATTGCAATACCTACGGGATTACACAATACAAATTCAGTTTCGGATTCTGTTTCAACTTCGGCAAGTATTTCTTCATTAGTGATTAGTTTAAAAGCAAGTATTTTCATAATATCTTTCATAAGTTAATTAATTGAACCACATAAATAATTATATAGTTTGAGTTGAATGAACATTATATCAGTTTTTCATTATGATGTCAATAGAAAAAATGGTACAAAATGGATCCGTTCACACTCTTTGCCTTGGCCAACGGTGCAGTTGCCGCTGTCAAAAAAGGTTGTCAGTTATACAAAGATATAAAAAGTGCCGCTGGGGATGTAAAAGCCGTCCTCAAGGACTTGGACGACCAGTTCCACAATGCACATCCACCAGGAAAACCAGCAACTCCTGCAGCAAAGAAACAGTTAGCGGAAGAAAAAGCCCGTGTGGTTGAATTGAATAAAAAGAGTGACGATACTATTAATATCTATGCAGATATTGGTGATTATCTCGGTCAATACTATGATAATTATTTTAAGTGTATAGCAGTTTTAGAAGAAGAAGAAAAACGTAGTAAAACTGAAGTATATTCTGGAGGCGATAGTTTAGCTAAACGAGCTTTGAAACGGGTTCTAATGAAAAAACAATTAGAACAAATGGGTACAGAACTCCGTGAATTGATGATATATCAATCACCACCAGAACTTGGTGCATTGTTTACTGAAGTTGAAGAAATGACTAAAGAGTTGGGTGTTCAACAAAAAGTTCTTATTGCTAAACAAATAAAAGAGGAAGAAGCTAAGGCCAAAAAAAGAGCTGAAAGAATAGAAAAATATAAATTTGAATTTGCATTAGCTATAGCAGGATTGATTATATGTATATTTTTAGGTATATTTTGGTATTGGTTATACCTAGACAAACAAGAAAGATGGAAAGATAGAACTTACCGAGAAGAACTAGTAAAGCAAAAAAGATATGAAGCTGAAAAGATTAGAAAAGCCATTCAATATTTGGATGAACAAAATTATGAAAGTAACAAGGAATTAATAATACCAAAATGAAAAAAGAAAAATACACATTTTTGGAATGGGTATTTGACGTAGTAGGCCTACTGCAGTTTTTTCTATATTATTTGGCTTTTGGAATAATTGTTTCTACTATGATACTATCGTTTGTGTGGTGGTACACAAAACATTAAATTGGTAGCGGACCTCGGAGTCGAACCGGAACTGAGGATTATGAGCCCACTGTGATACCATTTCACCAATCCGCACTATTATTTTTTATCTCTTAAACGATTTTGTTCTAAAATCCTATCAAATTCTTCTTGTTCAGCCTTCTCATCATCCAATTGTTGTTGAGTCGGCTTTCTAAAAATCTTGTCGTAGTTATTTGCAAATGTTTCTTGTGAAACACTAAAAGGCCTTGGACTTGAACCTTTGCCACCATCAGACATTTTATTCCTCGTAAATAAAAATTACTTGATCAATAGGAACCACATAATGGTCACCCGATTTTGTTGCTGCATTCCAATTCAATAGAACAACATCATCAACTGCCACTTCATCAACCAGTGGTCCAATCGCAAGAACTTTTGCTCTATCTGGATCGGGTGTACTTCTAAGAATGATGCCTGATTCGGTTGTTTTAGAAGCTTCAAGGCGTTCAACAACGATTCTATTTCCCAATGGTTTAATATTCATAATGACCTCAAAAAAAGTGGAGCGGTTGTCTGCTTTGCTCAGATAATATAAAGGGGGTACCTCAATATCGTACTATTACAAACCGCATATAATGGAGCGGGATATCAGAATCGAACTGATGACCGAAGATTGGAAATCTGCTGTTTTACCATTAAACTAATCCCGCATAAATTTGTTGTAGTTAACTTGGAGCGGGTAGTGAGAATCGAACTCACAACTAAACCTTGGCAAGGTCTTGTGTTACCACTAGCACCATACCCGCATCATGTGTGTATTATATAGGCTTCTTTATAAGAAGTCAAGCATTATTTTTTGGTACGAGTAACCGGAGTCGAACCGGTACGCCGAGGCGGCGGGTTTTAAGCCCGCTGGGTCTACCAATTCCCCCATACTCGCATCACATGGAAGGTCCGTTTCCATTTTTGAAACCGACCTCACCACCTTCTTCTTTGATTCGTTTAATAACATCTTCAAAAAGAATCGGTCTAAAATCGGTTTGTTCAACACAAACACAATGGTATCTGTTATCAATACCCATTGGTTTACCATTGAACCCACGAATCTGAACACGATTAGAATGTAGATGGCCATGGATGTTTACACCAAAACGACCAAGACTTTCAGTATGAATCGGAATGTGACTAAGAATCATTCCGTTCATTACATGATAAGCACGTAGCTCACGGAAGTGTTGTCTGTAATCCTCATCTTTGAAGATATCATGGTTACCACGAATCAGAACTTTATCACCGTTAAGTCTATACATAATGCTAAGTGCTTTGCGGTTGATAACAACATCACCAAGATGATAAACTTTATCAGTTGGCTTTACTGTTTCGTTCCATCGCTTTACCATTTCTTCATCCATTTCTTCTGGATTATCCCATGGCCTAAGCTTTGTCACACCGTCATCACGGAGAAATCTACACACACCAGCGTGACCAAAATGTGTATCCGACACTAAAAATACTGCTGGCATAATAAACTCCTAAAAAATGGTCCGGCGTGCAGGAATCGAACCCACATTAAAAGGGTAGAAGCCTTCTGTATTATCCATTATACTAACGCCAGAATGTTTGGTGCCTCAGAGGGGACTCGAACCCCTAAAATTTGGTTTCTAAGACCAACACGTATACCAATTCCGTCACCGAGGCAAATAAATACTTATATGATAATACCCTACTCAAAACAATCAACAGTTGATATTTTATATCGTTTATTCTCCAATGAGGAGTATAAAACACGTTCTTCTTATTGTCAAGCATCCGAGTTTGTTTTATCTACTATTCCTAAAATAAATCCATCTAAAAAAGATGAATTTGTTTTAACAACATATGGTGCCAATAGTAAGAGTTGAACTTACGACACATAGATTTTCAGTCTACTGCTCTACCACCTGAGCTATATCGGCATATTGGTGCATCGTGAGAGGATTGAACTCCCGACCTTCGTCTTGTAAGGGCGCTGCTCTACCGCTGAGCTAACGATGCATTGGGGAGAAATACCAGGATCGAACTGGTGATAACGGAATCACAACCCGTGGTTTTACCACTAAACTAATTTCTCCATATTAAACGGATTCTTGTTCTGCCAGAATTCTTTTCAATCTGTCAGCACAGAAACTTGCAGCAGGTGCATCTGGTTTAACCATTGGTGTCATGTTACAGGTACCTTTGATATAACCAATCGCTTGCTGAACTACACAAGAACTTCCGAATTCATCTGATTTGTTCAAGTCTAAATGAACTTCAACATGAAAATCTTCTAACACTTCCTGTAAACTTTGGAATAATTCTGAAACTTTATAAACTTCAGACATTAACCGCATTGCAGGTTTACTTTTCTTGTGGTCGTAATCTAATTCACGGTCAACATAACCAAAAATTTTACAACCGTGACGGCCATCAATATGAACTACGACAGCCAATGCATAATCAGCATACCAAACACCGTTAACTCTGATTCTTTCGGAATCAGCACCAAGATAAACTTTGGTGTCTGGTCCTTGACTAGCAAGGAAATTTTTAACTTCCTGTATGTCGAACTTTTTCATATTAATCACCTTTTTAAAATTGGCATCCCGTGAGAGAATCGAACTCCCGCCAAGAGATTTGGAGTTTCTTGTGCTACCATTACAAGATCGGAAG